GATGGCCTCAGAAAGGACAACCTGTCCACCTGTTCTCCTGGTAGTGTAGAACTCAATGAACGGCTTGGAGCTGAAAGGATCTCTCAAGAGGTTGATTCCCCGCTTGTCGACGATCTGGTAACCGCTCTGGAAGTCACCAAAGAGGATCGGCATTGCACCGGCAGCGACTGCGGGCATATCAACACACTCTCTGTAAGGCGCACCAAGGATCGTTGCAGGAGCTCCACTCGTCAGTCCGGGCTGCCAGATGTACACTCCTAAGACAGGATCTTTCATCTGTCTGATGAGAGCGATAGTGCCTCTCTTCATCAACCAAGTTGCTCTATTTGCGTAAAACTCATCGAGGCTGTAGTAGAGATCGATCAGCCCGTCAGGAGTAAGACCGGTTGCATTTCTGGAAGGTACTGCGTTTGCTATGATGTCTGGGTGCGTGAGAATTCCTTCAGGTTTTCCAACGCCGTCACCGGTTAAAAATGCCTGACCTTCAACCTGTGCAAATCTCTGAGAGACCTTCCTCATGATCCAACCTTCTACATCGAAAGCAGCGTCATCCAACATCTGCTGAGATGCATGAGGTTTCGCGTACATCTCGTGTACGGGAATGGATTCTGCAGCGAACGTGCCGGTGATGGTTTCAGGTCTCGCCTGTCTCTCACCAACCCAACCACATTCGAACTGAGTCGCTCCTTCTTTCGGGATCTGCAGTGTGTTCCCGGAAGTAATGGTTTCAACGGATGCGAGTTCACGAATGGGAGACATCGATCTCACCAACTCGATTATCCTGTTCCGCATGGTAACGGGAACAAGGAATCCACCCTGGGAATCCTGATCAGTGACGAGAGCTTTCTGCTCATCTGGAGTCAGCCTTGCGTCACCTTTTCTGGCGTAAGCCAGTATTGCGGCTTTTGCCTGCTTCTCGAGAGCGTCACTGTCTTCACCAGTAGTACCAGGTAGCGGACGATTCAACTTGGTTTCTATCTGGTCAAGACGAGCGTTCAACTTGTCGATAGCAGCTTTAGTTTCTGGTACTGCATCACCGAACTTCTTAATTTCATCTGCCTGCTGATCAAGCACTGATTTCATCTCGGTCCACACTTTATTCTGTTCTTCATGCAGTTTCTTCAACTCTTCAGGGGTCATGGTTGCTCAACCTCCTCATTTCTTGTATTTTTGAAGTTCTGTCAGCATATTACTGAATGTGCCAATTACGTCGTCCACGCTGGGTCCGTCCTCGCTTTTCGTTTCCACTGAGTGGCCATCAGCCGGGTCAGCTTTCGTTTCCAGTGAAGTTCGGAGAGCGGTAAGAGCATTTATTGAATCCTTCACAGCAGCCAATATGGCTGGTGGAAGTGCTCTTTCTGATTTTTCTTCTTCCGGTCCTTCTCCTGACTTGTGTACAGTCGGGAATGTATTTTGTGCCCAATCAACGAGCGCATCCCGGAAGGAATTTGCGCACTGGATGAACAACTGGATCTTGTTCTCAGTAGTCTCATTCGACCACTTGATGTCACAGATTGTTGTCCAAAGTGCATCTTGCAACTGGTATATGTAGTCTCTTGCGCGTCTATCCTGGAGGGAGGCACCGAAGTCAATGGATTTTCCTTCGAAAGTCACATCCTCTCCTTTCACAGCTGTTACAGTCGCAAATTCGTTTGCTGGGAATGTCACTGTAGAAATTTCCCAGAGGGCTAATTCCTTCAAATGACGTACTGCGTTTTTGAACGCTTTCTGAATTACAGAATATCCTATCGATATTCCGAGAGGTTTTCCAAGTTCCGCTCTTTTCTTCATCTTGGCGTACACAGCTCTCGCTTGCGGTACATCGTTCACAGGGTTGTTATTGTCGATGTACAATATTCCTTTGAAGTACAGCCCGTTCTTGTCCTCTTTCATCTCGGTAGTCATACCAATCTCGACCTTCGGGTCATGTTGATCAAGGATCGGTACCATTCCCTTGTGATGATCGATCGTCCTCTTAAATGCGCCGGCTTCGATTACGTCATCCTGATTGTCCTTAACTCCGAACACAGAAGCGTATCCTTCGAAGGTACCGTCATCGTTAAAGGACTTGATCTCGAGTTTAAAATCCTTGGTTTGCAGTTGTATGGGTTTTGCTTTAAACTCCAACATCTTACCCACTTCATTCACCTCCCTTACCTTTATCATCTTCGTTTCCTCTCGGTATTGGCACGGATGAAGGCATTTGCACTGTTCCGGCCTTATCGATCGGTATCATCGAATACGGTACAAGTACTACATCGCAATCAGGTCTAGCCTCATATCCAAGTGCAAGACGCTTCTCATTCTGTGTGAGGAAGTGTGCATCTTTGATCCTCGCCCAAACCTTTTCGCGCTCTTCTTGCAACGCTTCGATTTCATCTTTGTCATAGTCGAGATACAGGTTTTTCCCGAACCTCGGCACAAGCCAACGATTGAACTCATCACGAATCCAATTCATCAGCGGCAAGACGTTCTCAATGTAAAGAGCCAATCTTGCTTCCTTGTAGTTCGAATATGTCTTGTTGGAAGAATCACCAATCAGTTCCGGTGGCACGTTAAATGCAATAGCGATCTCTCTCGCACTCAACTGCGTGCCTTCCAACCACGCCATATCCACAGGCGAGAGACCCATTTCCTCCCACTTGAGGCCACCCTCAAGCACCATTGGTCTTCCACCGGCGGCATAACCACTGTACTTCTCTTCCAACTTTTTCTCAAGTCTCTTCCGAGTAGGTTCATCCAACTTCGCTTCAGTTGAAAGTGCACCCCAAGGTCTCGCACCGTTCTGTAACAGTGACACGTTCCACTCTCGGCTCATGTTATTCTGATCCACAGACTTCGCAGCAGCCTGTAGCGGCGACATTCCTCTCCAATCATCGAGCGGATTAAAGAGCGGTAAGTGCAATATCTCATCGTACCGATATCGATATGTCAGAGTTCCGGTTTCATTATGAGTGATACTATATACGTACCCCAAGATCGGATCTATCGAATCGCCTGGCAAGATTCCAACTCTGTCAGGGCGCAATGTCCAAAGTTCTGTCGGCGGACCATTATCTGGTCCTACGACGGATATAAAGCTGTTCCCATCCAACAGCAGATAAGCAACAACGTTCTCCATAAATCGCGAATGTCCCTGCATCGGATTCGGTCTCTGTAACAGATCCAACAGTGGATGCTTGTCAATTTCTTCACCCTTCTTCATATTGTCACTGTTATACAGTATCCATGGAATTCCGGCACAAGCCATAGCGATCTGCTTGATACAGGCATAGACATACACGTTCGATTGGAAGCCTTCTCTTGACATAGTTTCATAGTCCGTCCTAGACCACTGCGCTTGCTTCAGAGTGTATTCTAAGATGACTCTGAATGCTTCGTTTTTCTTGGTCCGTATCCACGACCGCAACCCTTCGAACATCGACTCCCCTCCTCTTACCAAATATCCGGCATCGTATCAGGCGGACATATCAACTCTTCCGGTGCAACAGCTATCATTACTGCATCGCCTCTATCAGGTGACCGTCCAATACGTTTCTTCATTTCTTCTTTAGGTTCTATTACTATTTTACCTTTACTGTCAATCTTGTACTTGATCGACGCAAGTTCCAACATCATATCTTCATCCGGCGGCAATGCTATCGGTCTTGGGTTAATCCTTGGATCCGGATCTAGCCTCTCGCGCAAATGCCAGTACAACTCACTTCTCTTATTGGCGAACTTATCACTACCAGCTTCTGTAGCTGACTCGGCGACGTTCACTGCTACGGCCGGATACGATTGCTCGATTAAACGATCATAGACACCAGCACCAATACCGATAATGTCGACTTTGATGTTTGTGCTTTTGTAGTGTTTGTGTGCCCGAATTACATGGCCTGTAGTTTCCATTGTATCGAGTTTCGAATATACTTCCAACTCGAGTACCTTATCTCCGATCTTGGGAGCAAGTACTGTATTGTCTTCACCGAATCTTGCAACGTCAACTCCGAGTTCAACAACGCCACACTCTTCCATCGCTTCCCAACGTTCGATCGCAAGTTCGATCCAGTTAAGGGGTATCAACGTATCGTTTCCACTTGCTGGGAAGTTACCTAGTACACGTGCTTCGTACATTACACTTCCAGGTTTCCAACGCTTGTACTTATCGTATACCCACTCAGGTGTGATCATTTTCGGATTAGGCAATGGACGTCCTGCAATCTTCTCCTGCCAGGTATTGTTTGCCATGTCCTCTTCTGTTATACCGAAAGCAGTAAAGTTCGGTGTATCGAAAGCAGATATATGAAACGTTGACCATCCGGGTTCCTTGAAGGAATTATAGAACGTTCCACCTACACTGGTTGGGTTTCCTAAAAGTAGCAAGTGTGCGTTCTCGGATGTCAATATGCCTTCAATACCTTCAAAGATCTCTTCCGGTATACCGGCTGCTTCATCGACAACGACTAGTATGTTTGCTTCGTGGAATCCTTGGAATCTGTCAGGATCGTTTGTGGATAGTCCTGCAGCGTACCACTCATCCTGTTGTATCTGAAGCTCAGGTCTCTTCGGACTCAACTTGCCACCCAAGGGTATAGCGGCTCTTCTGTAACTAGCACGTACTTCTTTCCATACCAGCTTCTCAACTTGCCTCCATGTCGGAGCGGTTGAAAGTACGATTGAAGGTATCTGTCCATAAAGGAATGCTAGAATCGCATTGCCCGCCAAAAAGGACTTCCCAACTCCGTGACAAGTCCTTACTGACGTACGCTTGTTCTGCCAGCAACTTCTCATTATCTCTTCCTGCTTGCTCCACAGGTTTGCTCTAAGAATGTTCTTCGTAAACCAAATGGGATCACTAACTTTCTCTCTTATCTTTGCAGCAGAAACACCCACTACATACCACCATCCTGCATCATGATATCGATGAGGGTTGAGATCTTCTTCGAATCATCTGCTTCCGCTACCGTTTTTGCTTTCACGACTTTGCTATCACCGTTCAGTACACTCATCGGGTCAATCATCGCTTTTTGTATCAACATAGCATCCTTAACCACAAGATCGAGTGCGTACGCGAGATCCCTTACAGGAACTTCACCGGTCTTTGCCTCTTCGGTGATGCGCTTGATGATTTCGGGAATCGTCGTAGACCACATTTCCTGCTTGACTTTCTCCTGCGTTAACTCGATATCCTGTCGGACGCTCATAATCCGTTCTTCCATCGCGGTGATACTCTGAGCGCGTATTCCTAGTGCGTAGTCCTCTGCTCTCTGCTTAATGTTCTGAACGATAGCTTCGTCCACCAGGTAAGGCATAA